CTTAAACGCTATAATGTCTTTAACTGACCATTGGGAGTTGGCGGTAGAAATACCTATAAACCCATTAAGCGGAACAGTTCAAAGTGTAACCGGTTCGGCAGTTGATAATACTGATCCTTTAAATCCAGTTATTAATGAAATTATATTTGGTGTTCAAAATATTGTAGCAGGAACAAATATAACCGTTGACAATACCGATCCTGCAAATCCTATTGTAAGCGCAACAGGTGGCGGTGGTTCTCAAACACTTGCTGAAGTATTATTAGAAGGTAATATTACTGATGGTACTGACATATCCATTTCCGATGGCGATAAAATTGTTTTAGATAATGGAGCAAACTTAAAAAAAGGCACAACCGATGCAGGACTTGGTGGAACTAAAGGCATTGCTTTACGATGTGCTGTTGATTACGAGTTAAAATGGGAAGCGGGTAGATTATATGTTATGGGTGGCGATGGATTTACTATTCGTGAGGTATCGCATAACTTTACAACTACACCAACAGTTAATGATGACGATACTAAAGGATTTGTTGTTGATTCACGTTGGATTTTAGATAATGGCAATGTTTATGTATGTACTGATGACACAACAGGAGCTGCGGTTTGGGAATTGCAAGATTTGGGAACAATTCCAACACTTCAACAAGTATTAGACAACAATCACGATTTAGTTGATAATAATAATTTTCAAGGAACAGGAGCGGGATTAAATAATACAGGAAATGATGTAAATGCATTTGGTCAGTCAGCATGTGAAGAAAATACTGGGGCTTATATAAATGCTTTTGGTTTTATATCAGGGGGTGGAAACACAGGTAATAATAATAATTTTTTTGGTAATCTTTCAGGGAATGGAAATGAAGGAAATAATGTTAACGCATTAGGAGAAGTTGCTGCAAATGGTAATACAGGTAATAGCGTTAATGCTTTAGGTAATGGTGCTGGAGTTGATAATACTGGAAATGCTGTAAATGCTTTAGGACAAGAAACTGCAGTTGAAAATATTGGAAATGATGTTAATGCTTTAGGTTTTAGAGCTGGAGTTAACAACACTTTCAATAACGTAAATTTATTTGGAGAAACAGCACAAGCAGATGAAAATGGGCAAACTGTATTATCAAAAGATGGTACTATTATGGCTCGTATTTCAACTACTGATTTAACAGCCACAAGAAAATATAATTTACAAGATGGTGATGGAACTTTAGCTTTTTTAAGTGATATAACTGGCGGTGGCAGTGGCGGTGGTGGTGCTTCTATATCATTTTATCTTAATGGTTCAGTCTCTCAAGGCACAATAGGTGGTATTGCATTTAGAGAAATGGATAGAACACCAATATTAGGTGCTGGTACTGATTTCACAATAAATGCAGATGGTTATATTCAATCATTTATCACAGATGCAAATGTTCCTAATTTATTAGAAATACCAGCGGGAAATTGGAATTTTGAAACTTATTTTAGTGCTTCAAGTGGTGGTGGAAGTCCATCATTTTACGTTGAGTTATACAAATGGGATGGAACTACTTTATCTTTGATTGCAAGTAATTCAGCATCTCCAAGATTAATTACAGACGGAACAAATATAGAGGCTTATTTTAGTGCTTTAGCAGTCCCACAAACAACGTTATTAGCAACAGATAGGTTAGCAGTTAGAATATATGTTACTCATAGCGGTAGAACAATTACACTTCATACAGAGAACAGTCACTTATGCCAAGTTATAACAACATTTTCAACTGGAATAACTGCATTAAATGGATTGACTGCACAAGTTCAAAATTTAGCAGTTGGAACAAGTGGAACTGATTTTGCAATTAGTTCAGCAAGTGCAACACATACGTTTAATTTGCCAACTGCAAGTGCAACAAATAGAGGTGCATTAAGTTCAACAGATTGGAGTACATTTAACAATAAATTAACTAAAAATAATTGGATTGATTATTCTGCTACTTCTACTATTGTAGGTTGGAGTAGTTTTACTATAAAAGAAATTTGGATTTTAATTGTTGGAGATATTTTATTTTGCCAATTTCTTTTAAATGGCACATCAAATTCAACAACAACATCTTTTACTATTAATAATAATAATCCAAATGCTACTTTAATAAATGTAAATACATATGCAGTTAATAATGGTGCAACTCAAATAGGACCGGGTAGAATAGCAATTCAAAATGGAAGTAATGTTGTTACTTTAGCAAGACTTGCAGATAGTGCTGCTTATAGTGCTATTGGAAATAAACAAGCAATAGGTCAATTTTTTATGAAATTATAATAATATGGAATATACATTAATAAATACAGATTTAACTTGTGGCGGTATGGTAGGTACAGAGCCAACACACAATAACTGGACTTTAACACCATATTTAGGTGGTTTTGTAAAAGAAAATTGGAATGGTACTGCTTGGATTGAAGTAGCAACACCAGAAGAAATTGAACAAGCTTTTAAAGATGCTACACCAAAAGAAGTACAACTTTGGCGATTAAGAACTATTTTGAAATTAATGAATTTAATAGCTACAATAGAAAGTGCATTAGACCAATTAGATGAACCAACACAAACTGCTGCTAAAAACGTTTGGAACTATGGCACAACAGTTGAAAGATATTCGCAAACTGTTTTATTTATTCAATCAGTTACACAAATGACTGATGACCAAGTTGACGAAATATTCCAACAAGCAGAAGCTATACAAATATAACAATGAGTAAAGAAACTTTAGATAGGTTATTAAACAAATGGATAAGCAGAAAACTATTAGTTTTTTTAGTAGCTTGTATTGGTTTATTTTTTAGTAACATAACATCGGGAGATTGGGTAATTGTTGCAACTGCTTATATAGGCATTCAAGGATTTACTGATATAGTAGCAAAATTAAAAACATAATTAAATAATGATACCTCAATCTTTAAAAATCTACGCATTGAATACTGCATCAATGATTATATCCTTTAGTAATATTGAACAGACATTAAAAATAATACTTTTAACTGTCTCTATTGTATATACTATAATTCAAACTATCAAATTATTAAACAAAAATAATGAAGCTAAATAAAGAAGGATACGACTTGATAAAATTATTTGAAGGATTAAGTCTTAAACCATATTTATGTAGTGCAAAAGTACCTACTATTGGTTATGGCTCGACTTTTTACGAAAATAACAAAAAAGTTTTAATGTCCGATCCACCAATAACCAAACAACGTGCAGATGAGTTACTTCAGATAAGTGCTGATAGGTTTGCTGTTAAAGTGGTTAATTTAGTTAAAAAGCCAATTACTCAAAATCAACTTAACGCTTTAACATCCTTTGCCTATAATTTAGGTTCAGGAGCTTTAGCTTCTTCTACTTTATTGAAAAAGGTAAATGTAAATCCTAACGATGTAACTATTAGAAATGAATTTTTGCGTTGGAATAAAGCTAATGGAGTTGCATTAAAAGGATTAACCAATCGTCGAATAAAAGAAGCTGATTTATATTTTACTGCGTAAAGTAGTGTTATTCACTACTTTTTTTGTAGGTTTGAACAACCAAACATAAAACTTATGAGCATGAAAGGCAATCAAAACGCTGCAACTTACAAAAAAGACATTGTATTGACTTTTATAAATAAGTTCCCAAATGCAACAACAATGGCGATTGCAAGATTGATTTATGATGAGCATAAATTAGACTTTAGCTCACTTGATACTGTTCGAACAAACGTAAGAAGATACAGAGGTGAAAATGGTAAAAATAGTTCGCCTATTTCAAAAGCCGGAGAACGTACTGAAACCCAAAAAAAACAATCTATGAGCAAAGTAATTGACCTACCTAACAGCGATTATGAAAAGTGCGAAGCCTTTATAATTCCAAAAGGACAAAATAATATTTTAATCTTAAGCGATATTCATTTCCCTTACCAGGATAATAAGGCTTTAGAATTGGCTATTAATTACGGACTTGAAAATAAAGTAAATACAATCTATTTAAATGGAGACATCGCTGACTTTTACCAATGCAGTAGATTTACAAAAGACAGACGATTGAGGGATATGGCGGGAGAGTTAGAAATGGTTAGAGAATTTCTAAAAATGATGCAAGATTTATTTAAATGTCCTATTTACTATAAAATCGGAAATCACGAAAAAAGATATGAAGATTATTTAATGATTAAAGCTCCTGAATTATTAGGTATTGATGATTTTAAACTTGAACAACTTTTAAGATTTAGGGAGTTTGGTGTTACCTTGGTTAAAGATAAACAAATGGCTTTAGCGGGTAAGCTTCCAATACTTCATGGCCACGAATGGTTTGGGGGATTTGCTCCGCCTGTTAATCCTGCAAGGGGTTTGTTTATGAAAGCCAAAGAAAGCTGTTTAGTTGGTCATCACCATAGAACATCGGAACATACTGAAAAGAGTTTAAGCGGAGAAGTTACAACAACTTGGTCAACAGGATGCCTTTGCGGTTTGGAGCCTGAATATGCGCCTTATAATAATTATAACCATGGCTTCGCTCACGCTAAAATCGGAAGCGATGGCAATTACGAGTTAAAGAATATTAGAATAATCAATTATAAAATTGTGTGATGGAAAAATTTAAAACAATACACGAAAATAAGGTTTTGATTAATCCGCCAAATCTTGATTCGCAAATTGAGAAAGTAGCTAATAAAATATTACGACAATATTTAAGAGGTCAAAACTGCGAAAAAACAAATTCTATTTATAGAGATTTATTAAAACAAAAATATGTCTGATATATCAAAATGTAAAGATTTTCTTTGTCCGTCAAAAGATTACTGCCATAGGTTTACAGCTCCGGCAGGAATGTATCAAACTTATGGAGGATTCAATAGAGAAGAGGATGCCGATAACTGCGATATGTTTTGGCCTAATGGAATAGAGGCAAACAAATGTAAATTAAATGGAGTTAAAAGAGAGGGAGAGATATGCAATTTAGACTATTGTACTTATCCAAAGTGCGTACAAGATGACTACTGTGAGTACTGCCATAAAGTAGATAGCGAACACAAAATGAGTTGTGCAACACGTAAAATACAAATCAATTTATAGATATTATAATATACAATATACTAAAAAAATATACTAAATGTATATTATAAGCAACATTTTGTAGCAAATGTTACTAAATTATAGACAAAAATGAAAATAACAGTCGAAACAAACGGACAAGTAATTACAATGGAATTACACGATGATAATACAATTTGGGAACTTATCCCTAAATTAAAAATATTACTTTCCTTTTGCGGATATAGTCAAGATTTAATTAACCAAATAATAGAAGATAACGAATGACAGCAAACGAAAACAACAACGCAAACAATTTACTTTTATTAGCCATTGTATTGGCCTTATTAGGTGCTATATTTTTGACTTCTTGTGGATCACGAAAAGTTGCAAAGTCAGAAACTAAAGAACAAGAGCAAAAAACTGAAAAAATTACTCTCGAAACTGAAACGAGGGTAACAGACAACACTAAAATAGTTGATACTTCTACAACAAATGAGATAGAGATAGTTCCAGTCGATAATAATTTACCTTTTACTATCAATGGTAAAGAGTACAAAAACGTTAAAATAAGGCACAAAAAAAGTAAAAACAATATAACTATCGTAAAAGACGTAAAAGTCCAACACAAAGCACAAAAAGAGGGTTTAGTGATGGTTAAAAGAAACAAAATAATAGAAGTTAAACAAACTGAACGAAAAGAGTCTTATTGGTGGTTACTTTGGTTCTTACTTTTAATACCAGCTTACTACGTTTGGAGAAAGTATAAAGGTTTTTTTATTTAGTCACAATTATATATTAAATTTGTTACAAGATATATTACTATCTATGTCAATATAAACCCTAATTAATAGGGTTTATGTTTAAACAATTAGTAACTTATAAGTTCTGTATTTCCTTTTTAACTTCTTGCCAATATTCTTTTGTTGATTTTTCATTATAGTCAGTATAATTATAAGCAAATTCAATTATCTCATCAACTGCTATTGCTGCACATTGTTTAGCAAATTCTAATTCATTATCTCTATCTGTAAATGCTTCAAAAGCATAAATTAATTGTGTCGCCTTGTCTTTTGGATTACTCATAATTTTATTTTTTAAAATATAAAGATATATAAACATTTTTGTTTACATTTGAATCTTCATAATAATTTGGTTTTAGGTTGATAACCCCTCTCACATAAATTGAGAGGGGTTTTTTTTAATCCTTTCAAATAACTCATCCAACATAAATTCATCAGCAGTACTATCAATTCCTAATATGTTCTTATTTACGATAATTGATATTAGATATTTATGGCAGTTCTGCTTTGCTTTGTCGTTTTGTGCTGTGCCTTTTCTATAAAGTTTAAAATTTTCATAATGGCAAACTAAATTTTTGTAATCGTTTATTAATTGGTCGTGAGCAATAAAATGCTCTTTAGATAATAGGTAGTTCATTTTAGTAGTTGTATTTTATTAAATTTATCTCTTGAAACAATATATCCGAGAGCTTCATAAAGTTTAAGATACCGGTAAACTGTTCTATTGCTTACGCCTAAATATCGTTCTACTGTGTAAAAATTTCTCGGCTTCTCTTGGAGGAATTCCATAAGCCTTATGCATCTATACATTTTGTGTTGGTTCATAGTTAATAAAGGCTAAAGGTTGCGTTATCTAATTCAATAGTGACATCGTTAGCTAAAAAGTCTAAAACGATGCCTTTAAATTCATAAACTTTGCCTGACTGATCCATCATTAAAAATTTAATATCCTTCTTAATGTTTCTTTTAATCTTTGGCAATAATTGTAAACCAAAAGTATCATTTAGCTTATCAGCTAATCGTTTTCCATTTACAGAAGTTTTAAATTCATCCGTAAACATTTGCTGTTTATCTTTGGCAATCTTTATACATTCCTCCCAAAATGAAAATATGTCCTGGTCCTTATAATTAAGTTGCACTAAAGTGCTATTGATTTCTGTAATTCTTTCATGTATGTTCATAGTTGGTTAATTTTGCTTTCGTTAATTGTATAAATCTCTTCATTCTCAAAATCGAAATGTAAATTGTTTTGAGATAGCTGCTCTAAAAAAGCCTGAATAATAAATAGCTGATAAAAGCTATATCCTTTTTTTTCGTTTGCATTTCCGCAAATTATCTTTGGTCTTAATTCATTGGAGTCAATTATTCTGTGAATAAATCCGTAATCAACGTTACAGAAATCAGCGATGTTTTTAATTGTGTAAATCATAATAAATAAGGTTCTATTTTATCAAAGAAAAATGTTTCGTATTTTTGTTCATCAAGCCAAAAAATTGTTGTTAAATATCCGGAGTCAGTTAATTCAATACCGGATAATCTAAAAGGTCTTTTATTTTTACTCATGTAAAATTTAAACGGAAATGACCAGTTTTTTTCTACTATTATTTTTTTTTGCTTTTTTTCAAACGGATTATTAATTTGTATCATATTTTTTTGTTTTAGTGTAAACCAAGTGTAAACCAGTTTGCAGTATTAAAATTCTATTAACCCTTTATTTTATTGGCTTTTTGTTTAACTGTAAACTGTAAACTGTAAACCTGAATAAAAATATTTATTTTTTTTATTTTTTAAATTTTATTTTTTTCGTTTTTTTCGTGGTTTACAGTTTACACTTGCTATAAAAACCTTGTGAGTGCCAATAAAATCAATGCTTTACAAGTGTAAACATAGTGTAAACTACTGTAAACCTAAAGTTTACACTAAAATTCCTACTTTTTTAAATATCTGTAAACCATTTGACGAGAAATACCTAATAATTCGGCTATTTTTGTACGGTTAAAATCAGGGTTTTCTTCATAACATTTTTTAACAAAACTTTCATTATCAGTAGCGTTTGAAATATTAGATTTTATTTTTGATGTTTCAGCACTATCGATTTTTATTTTCTTAAACTGATTGATAAAATATTGCGCTAATAAATCAGCTTTTAAAATTGTTTCTTTATTAATTAAAGTTTCTCGAATATCTTTAGAATGAAACATACAATCCAAAAAATGTATAATTAAAGCAAAGCGTGGAATATAAACTTTAATCTTTGCTATCATACTTTTATTGCTTTCAATCTCATCATCTGAATTTTGTAATGAAGAATAAGCATTAAATATCACTATCCATGTTTTAAAGCCTTCTGTTGACATTTTACAAATAAATGGTATAATGTTATCGTTTTCATCTTTTTTTATAAACTGAGCAACGCTATCGCTTATTTTTATAATGCTATCGCTCCACCATTCAGAAATATTTTCTTCTAAATCAGTTAATGAAAACTGCTCAAATGTTATCTTTTCAGGATAACAAAATAAAAACCTATCAATAAAACCATTTGCTATATTTTCAGTTGTAAACTGTTCATCTAAAATAGTTGGCTGAATACCACCCATTACAGAAATAAAAGGAGATGCAATATACAAATCAGGTCTTGATACTCTATTTACAATAATACTTTCGTTACTCCAAATAGATAGCCATTTTTGCTTATCAGATCCATCTCTATACTTATTCATATCTTTAAACCATCCATCAAGTTCATCCTTAAAAACTCCGATTGATTTATTGCTTTCGTTATGCAAGTTTATAAGAGCTTCAATAGTAGTATCCTCGGCAAGTATTTGTTTTTTACGTGGCTTATCTATTGGAACTAATCCGGCTTGTTCTTTTTTTGTGGCTTCAATATAACGCTCATATTCTTTATATTTATTTAAATAATCCTCAATCTTCTTTTGATTAATCTTTTTAACTGGAGCAATTATAGGCTTTGTACTTGGTGTTTTACCTAATCCCGCTCGGCCAACTAAAGCAATAAATAAAATAGGACTTTCTAACCATCCTTTTTTAGCTTCAATTTTCATAGAATTACCTATTAATATCGAAGTCATCCAAAGTAAGGCACCTGACATAAAATCTTCATTTAACATTAAACGCTCCTTACAATGCAAAATGTATTTTTCAACTACATCAGGGAATATTTCTAAAGGAAATTCAATAGATTTTATTTTATCAGAAACAACCGGAACAACTTCTTTTACAAATCTACTACCAAAGCCTTGTTTATATAAATCGGAAGCTGCTGCTTTAAAATCATCATTGTGATATTTTTTACAATACACTAAAAAAGGAGTGTATATTTTTTCAGCATCATACATAGAACCTGTTGAATGCAAGTACATAAATCCGTTGTCTTTAAAAACATATCCGGAATGAGGTGAACTGGCACCGTTACGCTTTATAACATATTTTTTAGAATGATTACCTACTATTGTAAAACTATCGTTTATAAGGTCTAAAATTGATGTTTTCTGATTATAATCCTCCCATGGAGTTAGCTGACCTATATTGTAAACTTTATTATCTTTTTTTGGCTCAATAGGTATTTCTTCAATATAATTATACATTTTTGAGAAGCTCCAAAGTATTTCCCTATCCTGATCAGAAATATAATTTATTCCTAAATAATCATTTTTAGATACTTTGTTATTTTCATAAATAAAAACATAACCAAACTTGCCTCGTGTTTCTATAATGGCTTCAGTATGGCCTTTTAACTTGGCTATCTTTGTGTTTTTATCTACTCGTTTTGACTTGTACAAAATATGATAACCATCATTCATAGTTTTATAAATAACAAACTTATCGTCAAAATCCAAAATGTTATCTCTTAAGTAACCTAAATATTCATTCCAAAAGTCTGTTTTTTCTTTTGCAGTTGAATAAACTTTTAAATCAATATCGATAACTTCTAAATCTTCAAATCCTGTAATTATACCAACGTTTTTAGTTGGCTTAACTTCTGTAACAATACCATCATTATCAGTAAAAGTTTTACCACCGGAATATTGATAGTTTTTTAAAAACTGGTCCTTGGTTAATTTTTGTGTTTGTAATTTTTTCCATCCGAAATTCGGTATTTTATCATCTCCTACTGTAAGAAGTGAGAATTTTTCAAGAAGTTTTAAGTAATACATATATTTATATAAAAAATCCTATCAGTTTGGTAGTGGAGTACCGCCCTGATAGGACTGTTAAAATTCTTTTTTTGTAATAATGCTCCACCATTAATACAATTACAAATCTAATAAAATTTATCAAACCATTCTATAAAATCATCAAAGGTTTTAACTATAATATAAATTCCCATTGATTTTTCTATTGATAGTTGATATTCTTTTTGGGCATCAGATTGCCTATCTTTTGCCCATTTAATCTCAATCTTTACTGAACGACCTTTAATAGTTGCGGAAATATCAGCAGTTCCTTTTGTACTTGTTCCTGGAGTCCAAACTCCGCTTCCAATAGTACGAACTCTGCCTATTACATCGGTTACTTGCTTTTTATTATCCCTGTATTGACCTTGTGAACTTATACGCTCAGCCTGACAATTACTCATATTTAAAAAATCAATTACTAATCTCGTTAAATCATTAGCTCCGGCTTCTTTTAAGTTAGGAGGCGGGATAGTATTTTCACGACCTATAAAAGATGGATAACGTTGCAGTTTATTATCAATAAATAGTTTAGTATAACGTGCTTTGTTTTCTTTATTCATGGCATTAAAATAAAGTTTCTTGTTTAACACTTTCTTTAAATCTTTTTGTAGCTTCTTCAAGATTAAGTTTAGCTTGTTTAAAGTAACTATCTTTTAACTCAATACCTATTGCTTTTCTACCCATTGAAACAGGACTAAATACTTCACTACCTACGCCCATAAAAGGCGTTAAAACAACTTCATTAGTATTAGAATATAATTCAACAATTCTATCTATTACATCTAATTGCAAAGGGTGTACGTGCTTTTCATCATCTTCTTCTTTGCTATCTCTAAAAGGTAAAACATTATCTATTCTAATATCATCCCAAACACTCGAAGCATATCTTTGCCATATATAATGATTTAGCTTTGTTATTTTGTCATCTTCATTATGATTATTAAGATATTCCCAAAGTTGTACTTCATTTAAATCGGAGTTATTTGCATTATTCCAAGCCCTTAAAATATTTGGTAAAATAGGTATTTCACCTGCATAATGATTAATTCCAAAAGGGTGTGTTACAGGCACTAAATTTTCGCCTTTTTTAGTAAATACTAAAACATAATCAGGCATAGCTGTAAAACATTTTGTACTATCTTCAACTATAAATTTATGCATTAAACTTTGAACCATTGTACGCATTCTAACTTTTAATGGCTCCTTCCAAATAGTAATACGATTACGATATTCAAAACCATATTTAGTATGTATTCTAATTATTTCGTTTGGAAAATCCCAAAGCCTACAAGTGTTATCAAATACATCTGTACAATGAACTGCAGTAATACGACCTGCTTTTGTTACCCTTGCAATTTCAGCTACTAAAAATTCATATTGTTGTAAAAATTGTTCTTTGCTTTCACAATTACTAAAATCGTTTTCACTACTTGAATAATTGTATAATCCTGCAAAAGGAGGACTGTAAACACTTAAATCAATACTTTCGTTTTCAAGTGTTGGCATTACTAACATACAATCGCTGTTGTAGATTGCATAGTTTTCTGTTACGATTTGATCTTTTACTTTATTTTCCATTTTATAAAAAGTTTGGTTTAATTATTTGTTTGTTAAATTCTTTTACTTTGTGTTCAAATGAACGATTAACATTTTCTGTTAAATTTTTATGTAGTTGTATTGCTTTTTGTGTTTTCTGTTCTAATGCTTCTAATACCCTCGTTTGACCATCTGAAATAACCATATCAATAGTTACGTCTTTTGTTTGACCAAATCGCCAAAAACGTCTTATAGCTTGGTAATATTGCTCATAACTCCAAGTTGGAAAAAATACCGAATGATTACAATGTTGCCAATTTAAACCCATTGAAGTCATC